AGAAGTGCCACACTTCTTTTGAGTGCTTTTCCAATGAAATCAAGGACTTAACCCCTCTGTGCCACACTTTCCACTCTCTTTTCATATTATTATTTTTTAAAATTAAAAATAAAAAATAAAAGTTAGAGAACGACTTGCAAAAACGGGGTTAAAGACTGGCAAGTGTGGCAATCATTACTTTTAGTTATATCAATAGCAAATAACATAACTTCCCTGTATAACGCATACTCGCTGACCACCATCAGGTTGGTTGATGATTACTGTCTCATCAGCCATTGCCGCGATAGCATGCCCTAAAAAGTAAAGCGCCGTAAAAATTAGTAACCATTTCAAGTACTTATTCATCTTTGCACCTCATATCCTTTATTGTTTTCTAAAAATTTATAAGCCCATTCCCTAAACTTCACTCGGTTTTCACTGGTTTGCTCATCTGTTGGATCCCATACAAAATCCAATATATGCTCGCCAGTGCCGTCCTGCACTTCAATCTTGGTCATATTGCCATCTGAATCGTATACATCTACTGGTATTGCTTTTTTCATGTTATCTCCCTTACTTTATGTTGTTTTTCCCGCCAACTGTCTACTTCACCATAATCGCCACGAATCATGCTCATTCGCTCTAGCTTTCTAAACTCGGGCTCAATTGCCCACCATGCTGCAGATGCCTCTAAGTATTCTATCCACTCGTCATTACGCTCAAAAAACGGGTGATTAAACCCTGTTATGTCTACAGTACACACTACCTCAGATAGCGGCACTCGCGAGCCTTTAAGGCGCTTTCCATATGTTCCTATTCGTACCCTGTCTCTAGCCCTTATAAAGCGATCATACGCCCTTTGTTGCTCTTGTGTTAGGCTAATCAATGTCATCCTCCTCGAGATGGTCTAAGTTTAAAACATCTAATGATGTCGGTTCTTGTAATAGGTAGAATTTCAATTGATTGATGCGCTTAATTGGTTTATTGAGGATGGTTGACATTTCATGCACTGTGGGGGTTCGCCCCAGTGTTTGAGTCAGCGCTCTTTCGGTGTAAGTCATCTTACGAATCTCTTCGCGCACCTTGATGGGTATGCGAACTAGGTTATCGGTGTTATCTAGGCCACGCTCTACGGCTCTGATAATAAACCCCTTGGCATAGGTTGCAAATTTAGCATTATTGGTGGGCTTCCATTGTGTTGCGGCCTTGAGTAAGCCCTCGTTAGCCATGCCTATCAGGTCTTCCTGTGGTGTTTTACTGTGATGCCAGGCCGCCAACTTGCGGACTGTATAAACAACAAAGCGAAGATTATGCTTAACTAGAGACTCTAGGGCATCATCATCGCCTTGTGCTATGCGCTCTGCTAAAACATACTCATCCTTAGAATCAAGGACGGGTATGCCATACAGGGATTGTAAATAATCTGTTAAAAAGTCATTTTTTGACATTGTTGTTCCGGTGTATGAATCGCTCGGTACGCATGAACATTTCCAAAGCCTGCGGAATGACCAAAAGAAAAATACCGAATAAAAACCATAATACACCAGTAAACGTAATTTGTACACCAAAACCATACAATGCTAAAAAACAAATAAAGCCACCGATGAGTTTCATAATAGTGCATCTTTCAATAATAAGCAAGCCATAGCATATGGATTTACTTTAAGTTGTTTAGGTAGTGCTACTAATTTAGTGCCGGCGGTCAGGTAGGGTTGTGCCTCGGTTTTACTAGCAAACTTGCGCATAACCCCATTGAACTCGTCAATTACTGCATAGCGGTAGTTAGTCAATCTTGGCCTCATGTTTGAGTAAGTTGCCCAATTGAGTACGGAGGAATACCACTACATCCCATTCGCCATTGTCGCGGCCAACAGCGCGCTCCATGTTGGTGAGCTTGTCTTCGTACCAGTACAAGGCTTTAAGTATGCTGAGCACCTCTTCGCTATCGAAGCTAACATTAAATCGATTGGTGTTGGTAGCTTGGTCTAGGTTAATCATAATTACACCTCCAATGGTTTAAGGGTTACTGATTTGACATGCTGCACTTGTGTGACCTGCTGCACAAAATCCTTAGTGCCGTACTCTTTAACTAAGATCGCGCTAATCGTGTTGCGGTCGTACTCTTTTACTTCGGCCATAAAGCGCATGCCGGCATACATTCCTTGGCCGCGCTCAATCAATGCGGCTTTAAGAATGCGAGCTCTGGCCTCAAGCTCTTTAATCTCTTGGTCAATATGTCCGAGCTCATCGATTACATCTGTGGGCTTTTGGAAATAGTCGTCAATCTGTCTGATGGTGATTTCTTGTAACATTTTATTCTCCTAAGTGAATGGTTAAATCTACTGGTAATAGGGTACAGAATTCATTCTCTATAATCCATTCTAGTAAATCTTTGATATTGTCAAACTTCATTGTGTGTATCATGCGGTTTCCTTTTTGCCCATGGTAGGCTCTTTATAAAATACATCGATGTAAATTGCTCGGGTAGGACTGTGATGTATTGCCTCCGATACGCGGCCAGTCTCTACAAAAAACCTAAACTGACTGCATGCAAGGCGCTCTGCTTCGCACTTGTATTTGTGTGGGCAATCTATACATGGTTCAGCCCGTTTAGGTTGCAAATAATGTCTATGCGCCATCGTCATCATCCCCTCTTACTTGGTCGGCCATGTCCATCATGCAAGATAAACAAGTAGGGCAAAATGCTACCGGTATGATGCCAAAATCGCCGGCGATACCTCCCTCTTCCTCGAGTGAAAAATCACCTGAGCATACTGAGCATTCAATCATCTTCGGTCTCCTCAAAAATATAATACGGCACTTCTAAAAATCCATCGCCTTCTAATGGATTCTCAGTAATGAAGTAGTTAACACGATTGACAAGGTGATAGCCGTCTACAATGTACAAATTGCCGTCTAGCCCCTCTACTAGTGTCCATACGCGGTGCGGTTCTGTATCAGCTATGCTACGTACATAATCTAGCTCTTCGCCGTAGGTCTCGAATTTATCCTCAACAAATTCACCTTCTTGTTTTTGAGTAAAATGGTTTTTAATGGGTTTGTATTTCTCGTCCCATGCATCAAATTGTTTTTCCCAATCCATTATGCCACCTCTTTTATGTCATCGGTAAACTCTTCGGCCTCTACGCAGCGCCATTTACCAGATTGATCCCATGCCGCCTCTTGCGCGGCCTCTTCGCTCTCTGCCTCAATGATAAACTTCTGAGACAAATACTCTACGCGTGACAATGTTACTTCGTATCTCATCATGCCTCCACTAATTGGTTGATTAACTTCTCTACTTTTTTCCATGCCTTATCGGCCTCTTTTGTAATTTTGCCGCTCATATGCTCATCTATTGTCAACATGGTATAGAGCTCAATTGCCATTCTTAAATCACTAGCTGTCCATTGCTTGTCCATTATGCCTCCGCCATTAAATCAGCCCAATCTTGGCCACGCTCAGCCACTACAAAATCATATGATCCTTTTGTGCCGGCCTGTACTTGGTGACGGCTTGGTATATGGTTTCCGTAATAGTCGCGCGCATCATTTTCACCTAGTAAACATTTGCCGGAGCTAATCGCGTCCATCATAGCGCGGCCATATGAGCCCTGTAAGCCCCACATGCCGGAGTTAATAGTGCGTTGCATGGCTAAGTAATACTCTTCCTCTGTGGCCTCTTCATCGCATTCAATGGTATTGATGTCGTTTAATGTCATCATGGTTTAATCCTCTTTAATATCTCGGTTGTACATCATTTCAATAGCAGAATCAGTATATTGGCTATAACCACCCTGAATGAAAAAAACTAACACATTATCAATGGCTTCAGGATTATTAATAAGAAATTCTAATTCCCGTTTTGTTAACTTAACCACCATTTCATCGGTTGTCATCATAGTTCATTTCTCCAAAAAAATAAAATTAGCTAATAGATCATCTATGCTTTGTTTATGCGCTTTCCAGTCGTGAGCTTGAATGTTGCATTGTTCCATTGCCTCATAAGCACCCAATAAATCAGCGTAAGCGCATTTAATTGCTAGTACTTGGTCATCATTCATAATAAATCTTCCTTTTCTCTGATTGTGTTTATTTGTTCGTTGATACTGTGAAAATTTGCGTCTTCTAATGCGTACTGCATGGCATTTAATATCTGAATGCCATCCCACTTAAAATAGCTCGCTATCATCGCGCCTAGTGCCTCTGCGTCCGATATACCGGCCTGATACTCAGGAACGTAACGCTCCTTGATTGTGGCCTTAATAAGGCCTTGTAAATTAGTCATACTAGCTCCTTTGGTTTAACTGGGTGATCATGTACGCCGCGTTGACGGCGTTGTATACGAAACCAATTGTCCATCGATCCGTAACATTTAATAATTGAGAATTGATGCTGCCATGCTTTATCACTCTCAAATTGTTTTTGCTCGGCATCGGATCTAGTCCGGTATGTGCCGCCGTCGGGGTTGCATGGCAAACCCTTGGATAATGCTTCGCGGCGCGCTCTCGCGGCCATTGATTGTATTGATTTCATTTAGTAACCTCCATATTGTGCGCCTCAATTTCGGCGCGGGTAAAAATAGCCTTGTATACGCGGGCATGGTCTAGCAAAAAATCAGCATAGCGGCGCGCCTCGTCATATGTATCAAACCAAAAACTATTGCAGTAGTACATAATTAAACCTCCATCCCATCAATAATATTGCTGATCTTAACGATTAAATCGCGAAGATTAGCCGAACGAATAGAATTGCGCTCTATCTCTTTAGCCATTAAGAGCGCGACCCCTAGGCCGGCTCTAACCTCCATCAACTCCCATCTAGTAAATTTCTCCATTATTCGTACACTCCAATTTCTCCGGCGTTGATCCATTCGGCATGCAGGCCATACCGGCGTAAAATTGTGGTAATTTTGGGGTTTATGCCAAAATCCCAATCCGGTATATTGTGGCCGTCGTAATAGTCTGCCCACAATGTATTGCGGTCATAATCGCCGTAAATACCTTCAGCGCTGATCTGAAAATTTTCTATGTCGGAGCGCTCATATACCGGCGCGCCAATTTTCTTTAATGCGTTAAATGCTAATCTATGGTTTCGTGTCATTTTTGCTTCCCTTCCGTAATTGATCTATCTATTTTAATGATCTACTAATCTATTCATATTAGGGGAAACCCTAGGTTTTAGGGTTTTCTCATATTGTGAAATTGATCTAGGTCTAAAAACAATCAAATATCACTAGGATAAATAAGCACCAAATACCGGCGATTAGAATCGCGCCTAGGATATTAACAATATAAGACAATAGTAATTTAAGCATAATTAAGCCCCTATAAATACATTAGACAATTGAGTCTCTACGCGGCCGCCGGTAGTGCGCGCGAATTGCTTCGCCGCTCTCATACCTTGGAAAACGGCGCTATAGTCTTCCCCATGATGCCGGTAGAAGACTACAAAAATATAATGGCCGCTCATAATAGCGCCTTCAATTCGGCCTTAAGCGCCTTGGCGCTCTCGCCGCGAAATTGAGCGGCATTGGCTAGAAAATAGCGCACTATGCCGCGCGCATCATCTTGATAGTATTTATCATTGATAGAATTTAATGAGCTCATAGCATCAAGATACGGCGCCGCGCTAAAATACACTTTAGGCCAAGCGCGGCGAATATCGCGCGCAATGGTTGAGAGCGGCCGCGCCGCGTTGATTGTGTTTTCCATAGTGGTAATTCCTTCCATTGTTTTAATGGCGCGCACAATGCGAGCCCCTAAGCCGCCGCGCTGCAGCGGCTTAGAGACGGCATTAAGCCGCGGCCAGTATAGGAATAAAGCGGCCTTTTAATGATCCATGAGCAATAATGACCGGATCAGCGCGGCGAGAGTTTAGTCCGCCGTCACAAGCGCCGCATTCGCCGCACAATTTACGCGCGCCGGCTTCTTTACTGGCAGGGCAAATAAATTCGCCGGCTTGTATTGCTTCATTCGCGGCGCGTACCCTGAAAGTGCGAAAACCGGCGGCCTTGGCGGCGGCGCGCTCGGCTTCATTATCAGCGCTGGCCATGCATAAGGCCATAATATCGGCGCCGGCCTTGCCGCTCTGCCATTGATGACTGTATCCGGTATGACCGGAAGCATTGATCAAGAGCGAGCGCCAAATATTGGCCGGTACGGCGGCCGGATCCCCATATGTTCCGAGCCGTACCATACGGCCAGTGGCGGCATTTTGCGCGGCCATTAGATCCGCCGGATAATTACCGGCCACAATGGCGGCGGCGACGGCGCGCGCGCCTTGGCCTAGGTTTACATAGCAAGCGCCACCTAGGCCGCGTCTATGCTTACAATCGCCGCAAATTGACGCGTCGGCGAGCGCGCGCGCATTGTCTACCGGCGAGCGGCCGTTATCCACTAGAATATAGGTTTGAACCATGTTACCGGTTTTGACATTAGTACTATTAGTAAGCGCCACTACTACTATTGGCGCGCCGTCTAACATAGAAGCGCCGCGATAGATGATGAAGCCGGCCGGCTTCTTGGCCTTAGGCGTTAAGGGTTTAGGTAATAGCATGATGATAATTCCTCTCATAAAATGCGCCGCTTAATTGCGTTGCATGCCTGATTATCAGGCCGCCGCAATACATTCTCAAGATATAAAAACCCTAATAGGGTTTACCCTAGGATACGGCGCGAGCTCAGCGCATAAATAGCATTGTGGCGCGCATCCCCGAGCCCGCGCATCGCGTACGCGTATGCACCACATTGGTGCACTGGCAAACTGGCCGCGCCTACTCATGCACCACATTGGTGCACTGCCTAAGTAAGTGAGCACTAACTAACCTAGTGCTAAGTAAGTGAGTACTCACACCACTACAGCTGTGCACCATATTGGTGCATTGGCCTAGGTGCTATGCTGCAGCGCAGCAGTGTGCACCATATTAGTGCATAGGTTAGGGTAAACCCTTAGTGCCGGCTTTTCGATGAGGCAATACCCCAATTTGCAGACCCCCTGGGCCCCCCGCCCGGGCCCCTGAGCAAACCTGAATTTCTGTAATTTTTTTTCTAAAATGCATTTCACATTATGAGAAGTGTGGCAATTGCCAGAGAAGTGCCAGAGAAGTGCCACACTTCTTTTGACATGATTTCCTTATAAATCAATGACTTAACCCCTCCGTGCCACACTTTCCACTCTTTTTTCATTTTTATTTTTATTTTTAAAAAATAAATAAAATGTATAGTGGCGTATCGATTTGGAAAAAACGGCTCAAAGACTGGCAATTGTTTGCAACTCGTTGATTCCATTGGGGTTTGTTCAAAAAGAAGTGTGGCACTTCTCTGGCACAAGACTGGCACTAAAATTTTTTTTGTAAAATTTGAGGATTGTGCGTATTAGTAAAAGTATGAACAAATACGTATATCAAATATCTGGCGCATTGGAAAATCCGCCGGGCAAGTTAAAAGGCTTGCGGGTACTGGTATGCGACTTGTACTATTTCGATCAGGTAGATGTGCCCATCCAAATATTGGATAAGGCAACGGCTAAGTACCTAGAGTTTCGGCTTAGCATCACTGCCGAATCTTTGAATATTCAAAGACTGCCAGTCGAGATCCAAAACAAAATACGCGTTCCGTTAGGGAAATGGCTGGACCAATGGGTCCTTGAAAACTTCTATGGCAATACTAGCAACAGAAAAAGTTCTGACTCTGGACTATTGGAAAATGGCGGGGGACATCCGGGAGGGTGATTTTCTATTTAACCGTTTTGGCAAACTAGTCAAAGTCAAACTGGTGCAGCAATCCAGAGCGCTTCATTGTTACGAAGCCCAATTTGCTGATGGATTAACCATCGCTGGTGATGCTCATCTTAAGTTACCTGTAGAATCGGAGAACTACCGCAAACAGGTAAGGAAATACAAAGGCACTCGTAAGTTTCGGCGTCAACCTGAACCCATTACGTTACACACTCTTTTAGAAACACCGCTCACTGGCAGAGAAAACCGCAAAGAGTTTTCCGTTCCGACCACTGGCGCCCTGCAGTTCCCCCACATTGACTTGCCTGTCCCACCATTCATCTTTGGATTCTGGTTTTTTAACCGCCGCTCAACCGGCAGAATGGTACCGCCACCTGAATTTAGGGACGTGGTAATAGAAAAACTGCGCGACCAAGGCTATTTGCCAACCAGCAAACGAAAAGACTTTACAACGCAGCCCACCATCCTCGCGCATTTAAAACCAAACGTCCCCTATCGCATACCGAACAACTACCTACTTTCGTCCGCGACTCAACGAACGCAATTGTTACAGGGAATTTTGCACTCTAAAACCAAGCAGTACAACAAACAGACCAATGTGTTTCGGTTTACGCACCGTAAAAAAGAGTTAGTCTCCCAGGTTCAGTATCTTGCCGAGTCTTTGGGTGCGCGAACCGTCATAGACCATGACATCTACAAAAACTATTATACCGTGTTTATCAAAACTCGGTTACAATTGACCCATGAGCAAACACCGCGCCCGATTAAAGTACGCCAAGAGTGGCGGCTAGTGGCGGACGTGTATGAGATACAGCCGCAGGGCTGTGTGCACATTGAAACAGATAACCCCGACACAGGCTTTCTCGTAGGAGAGGGATTTATACCATGTCTTTAACACCTGAAAAAGAAAAGTTTTTAGAAGACTATGTTGCAGCGCGCAAACATTGGCCCAAACAACAGCTTGAAGCGATGGTCTGGCAGACTAAATGGTCGCTGCAAGCATTACCACATCAACGAGAACCAAAAGATCAAGATTATGACACCTTCCTTATGCTCGCAGGCCGGGGATCTGGTAAGACGCACACTGCCAGCCATTGGATTGGCATTCGTGCTTGGAACTATGACAACACCCGCTGGCTCGTCACAGCGCCCACTTCCAATGACATACGAGCAACTTGTTTTGAAGGAGATAGCGGACTCATTAACATTATCCCCCGCTCCCTTATCCGCGACTACAACAAATCTTTATTTGAAATTACTCTTACCAATGGATCTCTCATCCAAGGTATTCCTGCTTCCGAACCAGAACGGTACCGTGGAAAGCAGTACCATGGGGCTTGGTTCGACGAGTTGTGTGCGTTTGATTACATCGATGAAGCCTACGATGGAGTACAGTTTACCCTCCGTCTTAGGGACCCCAGAATTCCTCGGGTGCAGCAGATTATTACCACCACTCCAAAGCCAAAAGAACTCATCGTCGACCTTAACGAGGGAAAAGTAGGTGGTGATGTCTATGTAGCTAACGCGTCTTCATACGATAACCGTGCCAATCTGTCAGAAACGTTTTTTAAACAACTTGAAACGTACGATGGCACCGACATGGGGCGCCAAGAGATCTATGGTGAGATTCTTGACCCTGAGCAGGCAGGTATTATTAAACGTAAACAGTTCCGTATGTGGCCAGCGAACAAACCAACGCCAACATTGGAGTACGTTATTGCGTCATATGACCCAGCAACTTCGGAAAAAACCACCAATGACCCGACAGCTTGCGAGGTATGGGGTGTATTTGAGCAACAAGATGCAGGAATGGCGGCAATTTTGCTTGATTGTTGGGATGAACACCTGTCTTACCCCGAATTGCGCCGCAAAGTGATCAATGATTTTAAAGAAGTGGTGTATGGATCGGATAATGACTTTGGTAAAGGCAGAAAAGCCGACTTAATCCTCATGGAAGACAAATCAGCGGGTATTTCTCTCATTCAAGAGCTCCAACAGTCTGGCGTTCCAGTGCAAGGATACAACCCTGGCAGAGCAGATAAGGTGCAGCGACTAAACATTGTGGCTCCTTTAGCATCTAAAGGCAAGTTATTCATTCCAGAAGACGCAGAAAACAAGGGCGAGTTTGCCAGCTGGTCAAAACGCTTCTTACGTCAGCTGTGTTCGTTTCCTGAAGCTGGGGGGCATGATGACTATGTGGATGCTTTTTCTCAAGCCATGCGTATTTTGCGTGATTCGGGATGGATTTTGCTAGATCCACTGCCAGCGCGTGATTATGACTACGCTGATGATGACTCACGCAAACGTTTTGCTAATCCTTATGCACAATAGGGCGGAAACCCCCCAAATAGCGTATTAGTTAAAATAAGGACGTCCCCAATTCTCGTTGTTGCCATGTGGCAGCAACTTCAAATATAAAATCTATGGCCAATCCACAATTACCGATTCAAATGGGCAATAACTTGCCTGGTCTTACCGACCAAGAAGAAGATTTAGCAGAAGCAATGGATCAAGACGCTGAAATGAAAGCGTACGAAGCTGAGCTCGACCTAGATCCGCAAGAAGTTGAAGAAGAAGTTATTGAGCTTGAAGATGGTTCTGTAGTAATCAACTACAAAGAAAAAGAAAGCCCGTTAAAAAATCCAGAATTTTATTCGAACTTGGCTGAAGAGTTAGACGACGGCATTTTACAAGAATTAGCCGTTGAGTATTTAGATTACATCGACGTTGATAAAGAAGCGCGTTCACAAAGAGACAAGCAGTATGAAGAAGGATTACGTAGGACAGGACTTGGCAAAGATGCACCTGGTGGCGCAACGTTTGATGGCGCGTCTAAAGTTGTTCATCCAGTTATGGCAGAAGCCTGCGTAGATTTTGCTGCGTCTGCAACAAAAGAACTCTTGCCATCTGATGGCATTGTTAAATCAAACATTAAAGGTGTAGATAATCGCCTTAAAGTAGAAGTAGCTGATCGTAAAGTCGATTTTCTTAACTGGCAATTGACAGATCAAATTCCTGAGTACCGCGATGAGATGGAGCAGTTGCTTACTCAGTTGCCGCTTGGTGGATCACAGTTTCTTAAATGGCGTTGGGATGATGAACAATTTCGTCCAACTTGCGAATGGGTTCCAATTGATAACATCATTCTCCCATATTCCACAACCAACTTCTACACATCACAGCGTGTAGCAGAACAACAAGACATTACAGAAGACACGTACGAACGCCGCATTGATGCTGGCTTGTATCGCGACTTAGAAAGCGCGCAGTATACTTCTGACGCTCCTCTTACAGATCAAACTAAATCACAATCTGCAAACGATAAGATTGAAGGTAAATCCGAGCCATCTAAAAATATTGATGGATTGCGCCGTATTTACGAAATCACTTGTTACATGCGTTTGGACGACGATCCCCTCACCGAAGGAAGACGCGCTCCTTACATTTTAACAATTGATGAGTCCAGCAGCAAAGTGTTGGCCTTATATCGTAACTGGGAATCAGGCGATGAAAAACTTGAGAAGTTGGATTGGTATGTTGAATTCAAGTTCATTCCTTGGCGCGGTGCTTACGCTATTGGTTTACCCCAGCTTATTGGTGGTCTGTCTGCTGCTCTTACAGGTTCTTTACGTGCTTTGTTGGATGCAGCTCATATTAACAACAGCCAGACAATGCTTAAGCTCAAAACTGGACGCGTTAGTGGCCAGTCTGACAGGATCGAACCAACCCAAGTAATCGAAGTAGAAGCTGGCCCTGGTGTAACTGACATTCGTCAGATTGCAATGCCAATGCCGTTCAACCCACCGTCATCTGTTCTTTTTGACTTGCTTGGTTGGTTAACAGCTGCAGCTAAAGGTGTTGTTACTACTTCTGAAGAGAAAATCCAAGATGCTAACAGCAACATGCCAGTTGGCACAACCCAAGCTCTGATTGAGCAGGGTGCTAAAGTATTCTCATCCATTCACGCTCGCCTGCACCGCAGCCAAGCTAAGTCTCTTAAAATTATTTCCCGTCTCAACCATTGGTATTTGGAAGAGATGGACAATCAGTCTGGTTCTGAAGTTCAAGTACGCGACTTTGCATACAACAACGACGTTCGTCCAGTTTCTGATCCTAACATTTTTTCTGAAACACAACGCTTAGCTCAAAACCAAGCGTTGTTACAGATGGCTTCTACTGCGCAGCCAGGCATGTTTGACATGCGCTCAATTTACAAACGTATTCTTAAACAATTAAAAGTTCCAGATGCAGAAGAGATTTTACCAAACCCAATGGGTGCAAACGAATCCAATCCTGCGTTAGAAAACGTTTCAATGACTATGGGCAAACCAGCAGCGGCTTACCCAGATCAAGATCACATTGCGCATATTCAGATTCATTTGGAATATGCAAACAATCCAGCGTATGGCGGCAACCCAGTAATCGGGCCAACATTTGCGCCACAAGCATTACAACACATTAAACAGCATTTAACACTGCATTACTTGCAACAAATGCGTGGCATGGTTTCTGGTGCGTCTGGCGGCAAAGATGTTCTTGAGTTACATCAAGAAAAGCCATTAGACAAAAAAGCACAACAAGCATTGGCATTAGCTTCTCAAGTTGTCAACAAAGATTCACAGCAAGAATTAGGACAATACGTACAGCAAATTCAAGCATTGGCTCAGAAAGTTCAGCAAGCTCAACAACAGCAGTCTCAAAATGCTGCAATGAATGATCCTACTGCCGCCGCAATTGTTAAAACACAAATGGCCGAAACAGAACGTAAAACTGCAGAGTCCCAAGCTAGAATGCAAGCAGAACTTCAATCTTCACAACAAGACTACCAGATTAAAGTGGCTGAGTTGCAAGCTAAAGTTCAAGAGTTGCAAGCTAAATATTCTACACAAACCAACATTGATAACCAGCGCAATGCAACAGATATTGCTATGGCAAACATCAATAATGCGGCTAAAGAGCGTGTTGCTCAAATTAATGCCGGCGTTCAAATGGATCAGCAACAGCAACAATTGGAACATGAACAAACCATTTCCGCAATGGATGCTATTCAAGCAGCTGACGCGGACATTCGCCAACATGGTTTAGCAGTTCAACAACAAGCCTTCCAAGCACAAGCTGATCAAGTGGCACAGCAAGTAGCACAACAAAAAGAAGCGGCATTGGCTCAACAGCAGCATGAGCAACAAGTTCAACAACAAGGCATGCAAGCCCAAAACCAAGCCATGCAGTCTGGCTTAGATCACGGTCAAGCGTTGCAACAAAACGATCAACAACATCAACAAGCATTAGAACAACAAGCAGCAGCACCACAACCAACAACACCCCCAACAGGAGCGCTATAATGGCAAACGACAACAATCAAAAAGGCTTTCGCCAAGTTTATCAAGAAACTGGTAAATTATCATCTGGCGGCGGCCCTAAGCAAGACATCGATTCGGGTCCTGCAGGTTCACATCGCAATAACAACTGGAAAATTGGCGCAGCGCAATCAAAAATGCGTAATGCTGGCAAAATTGGTCCAGGTAAAAACCTTAAAGACATCGACGGCGGCAATTTCTATTAATATTTAGGGCGGATTTGTCCGCTTCAACGTATTAGTAAAAATATGAAGGACTTTATCAGCGAAATTATCAGCCGCGTACGCAGCGAGATACAGAACCAAGCGGACACCATCACCGCGGGTTCAAACATCAATTCATTTGATGATTATAGGCAATACGTAGGTAAAATCGAGGGACTAAAATTATCTCTTGCAATTATTGACGAAATTTTGACGGAAAACAGTGAAGAAGACCTGTAAAGGTTAAGAAAGGATTGCCGCATGGCAATTGATTTTAAGCAACAAGACGAACCAGATTTACGATCAGAGCAAGAATGCTTTCCAGACGTAGATCCCGGTGTAGAAATTCTGGGAGATCGAGTATTGGTGCAACTGCGCCGAGAAAAGGTAACCAGTAAAGGCGGAATCATCCTTGTGGATGAAACCAGACAGACCTTACGTTTTAACGAAACAGTAGCAAAAGTAATTGGTATTGGCCCCCTGGCGTATAAAAGCCCAGATGACCTAACACCTTGGCCAGAAGGCCCTTGGTGCAATACTGGTGACTTAGTTCGTACAATTAAGTACGGCGGCGACCGTTTTGTTGTGCAACCTGACGATGAAGGCGCACCTGTAGTGTTTATTACACTCCAAGCGCGTGAAGTGATCTCTAAGATCAAATCATTTGAAGCAGCGCAAAAAATGAAAGCGTTTGTAGATTAACTTTTGTAGAAAAGACGAAAATGGCAGACAATGAAAAGAAAGATGTTCCTATCAAGGAACAAGCAGATGGCTCAGTTTTAGCCAAAGTAGAAATGCCGGATGAAGTAGAAGATCCAGGCGAAGTTGTTGCAGTCGAAGCGCCTGATGACCGAACTGATGAAGAACGGGAAGAAGATGAAGCTGAAGACGAAGACAACTTTGATGAGTCAGAAGATGAACGCGAAAGGATTCGTGAAGCTAGGCGTGAAGAGCGCAGGCTAAAAAAAGATCTTAAAAAACAGCGTGATTTCTCAGCTCAAAACAAAATTAAAATGCTTGAGCGTAATAACGAAGAGTTAGCTAAGCGTTTGGCCGCAGTAGAAAATACTGCAGTATCTTACCAGTTTGCACAGATTGACAAGTCTATTGAAGACGAAGCAACCCGTGTTGAATATGCTAAGATGAAAATGGTCCAAGCAGCTCAGAACAACGACGCAGCCGCTCAAATGGATTATTTGGAGCAGTTGACAGACGCTAAACAACGTCTCAACCAAGCTCAGCATTACAAGAAACAACAGCTTGAGCAAGCTAAGACTCCAGCACAAAACGTGCCTAATGAGTCTACCACTAGAGTTCAAAGACAAGCTGAAAGTTGGCTTAAAAAGAACGCTTGGTATGATCCACAAGCTCGAGACACAGATAGTAGAATTGCCAAAGTAATTGACCAAGAACTCGCAGCCGATGGTTGGGATCCAGCAGATTCTGAATATTGGGAAGAGTTAGACAGTCGTTTATCGTCTCGTTTACCACACAGATATACTTCCAAAGGAGGCTCTGTGAAACGAGCAAATCCATCATCATCTAGCAGAGTTTCAAATGCTGGTGCGTCAAAACCCGGAACCATCACGCTTTCACGTGATCGTGTTAATGCAATTAAAGATGCAGGCGCTTGGGATGATGTAGAAAAACGAAATAAAATGATCCGCGCATATGCGTCGTACGATCGTGAAAATAAAGGTTAATTAAAATGGCAAATACAAGAATTAAACGCGATTTAGAAGACAGATTGTCAGATCGTGTACAAGAAACTAAAGAACGGATCGCAGCAGAAGATCCTAACAATAAAACCAAGCGCGAACGTGCAGAAGCGTTCAGAGATAAATGGCAAAATAGCGCATTGCCTGATTTGCCGGGTGGTATCATACCTGGCTTTCACTTGTGTTGGTTATCCACCACAAACAATTATGACAGTATCGACAAACGCGTAGCGTTGGGTTATGAACCAGTTAAAGCCTCGGAATTAGGTAAAGGCTTTGAAGGACTAGGTAAAATGAGCTCGGGCAAGTTTGAGGGCTGTGTTAGCTGTAACGAGATGGTTCTCTTTAAGTTACCAGAAGAAATCTATCAAGAAGTGATGCGCATGATGCACCTAGAGGATCCGCTAGATCATCAACGCAACATTACCGCCGCTGTGCGTAATACTGCACAAGAAGGTAAGGGCGGACGCTCAGTTCTTGAAGGTGGAGTTTTGGAAATGGAAAAAGAGGCCGCAAAGGCGAATAGTAATATCCGCTTCGATTAACATTCTTCAAAAAACAAAGGATTAATAATACATGTCTACGACATATCTTCCCTTTGGTATGAAGCCTGCCTACCACCCAAGTGGTCTGGATCGTGCAACTCAGTTTGTCGGTACAAACAGCTTCCAAGCTGCTACTGATAATACTTACAATGCACCTTACGGTCTCACAACTGGTCAGTCTTTTTACCAATATCAACCAGTAGCAATCAACTCATCGGGTCAATTGATCCCTGCTCCTACATTAGCCGCAACTGGCCGTATGTACGGTGTATTTGATGGTGTTGAGTTTACCGACTCACAAGGTCGTCGTTCAGTAGCTAAATGGGCTTCTAAAACCACTCTTGATGCTTCTACACAAATCATTTTCTGGCTCTTTACAGATCCTGAGTTGGTTTACGAAGCTCAGTGCAATGGTTCAGTTGCAACTTCAGCAATGGGTCGCGATTATGACTTTGACGCAACAAACAACGCAACAGTAGGTCAGTCTATCGGCAACGGTGGCGCTGGCTTCTCCCAAACAGCTTTGGCCGCATCACCAGTTTCTGCTGGCGCACAAGGTCAAGTTAAAGTTGTTGGTTTGGGTCGCGAAGTAGCATTCCCAACAGGCCAAACAAACGCCTGGGCAGATACCTACACAATCGTCCAAGTAAAAATCGCCAATAGCCAAACAGTCGCTCCTGCGATCTCGGTTTAATTAACAACGAAAGAAAGGTAATAAGCAATGGCAACTCCAATGCGTAGTACGGACTTTCGTGCGGTAGTCGAACCGATTATCAACGAAGTCTTTGACGGTGTTTACGAACAACGTGCTGACGAGTGGAAAGGGTTTGTTGAACAGATCCAAGGTATTCCACGTAACTATCACGAAGAAGTAATGCTCTTCGGTATGAATGCTGCACCTGCCATGCCTGACGGTACTCCCGTTAGCTATGACCAAGGTGGTACATTGTACATCACCCGTTTCATCTACCAAATCTATGGCTTGGCTTATGCCTTGACCAAAGTTTTGATGGAAGACGGCGATCACATCCGTATCGGTAGCACCTTCGCTAAACATTTAGCTCAGTCTATGATTGAGACTAAGGAAACTTTGTGTGCTAACCTGTTGAACTTTGCGTTTACAGCCGGCTACACAGGTGGCGATGGCGTAACTTTGATTAATACAGCCCACCCAATTGCTAATGGTCAAACATTTAGCAATAAGCTGTCTACAGCTGCTTCTTTGAGCCAAACTTCTGTTGAACAGATTTTGATTCAAATCCGTGGCGCTATTGACAACAATGGTAAGCGTATTCGTCTAAAAGCTGAGCAGTTAGTTGTTCCTCCAGCACTCGAGTTCCAATCAGAAGTAATTCTGAAATCGGTTCTCCGTTCTGGTACAGCTGACAATGATTTGAACCCTATCAAATCAACAGGTATGTTGCCAAAAGGCACACACGTGGTAACACGTTTGTCCTCAAGCAAAGCCTGGTTTGTTCAGACTGATGCAGAAAATGGTCTCATGCTCGTAATGCGTCGTCCTATGGAAAAATCCATGGAAGGTGATTTCGAAACTGATTCTATGCGTTATAAGGCTACTGAGCGTTATGCTACAGGTTGGCACGATGCGCGTAACCTTTTCGGTACTCAAGGCGTTTAATCAAAAACTACCAAAAGTAGTGTATTTGAACCCCAGGTATAAAACCCTGGGGTTTTTTACTTTTTAGGGCGCATTTTACCTAGTTTGCGTATTAGTTAAAATAAGGAAGATAATCCCACTCTGACCGCCGACGCTTCCCGGTGAGACGACTTAGAGACAGTTTGGGATACCCACTAAGATAAGGAATTAAACATGTCATCAACATTTACCTCGCCGATTCGTATTTTTGTACGTAACAACCCATCAAACGACGGTACAATCGCCCCAGACAACACTGGTGCTTCTTCAGCAACTCAGCAAGTTACTTTTTCTGGCGTTAACGCAGCCGGTGTAATTTCTACTTTTCAAGTTGGATCCCCAACAACTGCAGACAACATTGTAATCCCAGCTGGTTCTTTAATTAGCAACGTACGTTTGTTTGAAACAACTGCCCCTTCAGCATTTACTGGTTTAGTAATTACTGTTGCCATTGCTGGTACAACTGTTGGTACAATTACACCAACTACAACTGGCGGCGTTATTTCTATTGCCTTTACAGCTACTGCTACTGCAGCTGCTTTGTTGGCTAACGTTGGCACAAGTGATGTTCCTGTAACATTTACTGTTGGTGCAACTTCTGGTGTAACTGGCACATTGGCTGGAACATTTGATGTGTCTTATGTCCCACGTAATGCTGATGGCTCTATTGCTCCTTACGGTTCTGGCTACACAAATAGCTAATTTAGACGGCGGGGCAACCCGCCTCTTTAACCTTTAGGAGAAATCATGCGTGAAGTAATAGTAACAGTACCAACCGCTGGGACAACAACAGATCCTGTTGTGCTTGACCAGTACCTCACTCCATTTCAAGTTAGCTATGTAAATTCTGGCTCAGGCACGGTTCAAGTTTCACAAACTGACCCCTACCCTGTAGTAAATAGTGTTTTTACATCACCAACTTTTACTTGGATTACAGCACCAACATCTGCACCAAACACTGCAACGTTTTTAGCACAACCTTTCCGTGCTATTCGTTTGTCTGGTGCAACCGCAGGTGACACACTTACTGTAGTTCAAGCCGGAGTTAAGTAATGCCTGTTTACCTCGATACTCGAGGTAATAGCGTTCTGTCTATAGCGGTCTGTGACCGCTGTAATAGAAAGTTTGGCTATACCGAATTAATGCCTGATCCCAATTTTCCTGGGATGCGGGTTTGCAAGGACGACCTAGATCAGTTCGACCCATGGCGTTTGCCTGCGCGTCAAACTGAAAATATTGCGTTACGTTTTCCACGCCCAGATGTTTCTATTGCCCTTCGTCCAGATCAGATTATGACAAACGGCGGCTTTACTCAAGGTGCTGACTCATTCTTTATTGAAGGTGTTCCACCTGCAGGCGGAGCACAGGGCGATCTTAATACGGCCAGCAACGTGGCACCATCACCACAAATGCTTAATCCGTTTATCTACACAGTAACACCAAACACTGGCCCGCAAGCTGGTGGCACACCAATCGTAATCATGGGTGCTAACTTTACCGACGTAACAACAGTTAGGGTCGGCGGAGCGTTAGCAACATTTACGTTAATCAATTCCACAGAGATTCATGCAACTACTCCAGTATATCCAATTACTGGTACTGTTGACGTGAGCGCTACTTCCACATTTGGAACAGCAACTCTGCATGGTAGTTTTATTTACACCTAATAAAATAAATGTCAGATCAGCCGATAACTAGACTACCGATTGCTACAACCCTAACAGGTGACGAGCAAACGGTAGTTGTACAACGTGGTGTTACAAAACAAGCATCTGTCTCTCAGATCGCTAACGCTGCCTCGCCTGGCAAACTCATTACCAATATTATTTATAACCCGGTCACGGGCTATTTAACAATTTACTACAGCGATGGAACAACGCAAGTTGTTGGTCCTGTCTCTGGCTGGTCTGGTTACTCTGGCCTATCTGGTTACAGTGGTATTTCTGGTTATAGTGGCTCTGGTAGATCAGGTTATAGTGGTACTTCTGGATTTTCTGGTATCTCAGGTTATAGTGGTTCTGGTGTCTCGGGTTATAGTGGTTTCTCTGGATTTTCTGGGTACGTTGGTTTGTCTGGATATTCTGGATATTCAGGCTCCGTTTACATTGGAGCATCACCTCCTCCAACCCCTGGCGCAGGAGCAATGTGGTGGGATGACGTTGCCGGTAAATTAAAGATTTACTACTGTGACATCGACGGTTGCCAGTGGGTAGACTCAATCATGGGTACAGCTGGTTTCTCCGGCTACTCTGGTATCTCTGGCTACAGTGGTTCTGCTGGTGGTACTGGTATTTCGGGTTACTCTGGCTACAGCGGATATTCTGGCTACAGCGGTGTAAGTTTAACCCCTGGCGGAGCAAACACAGATGTACAATACAACGACGGCGGCGTCCTCGGTGGCTCATCTACATTTACCTATGACGGCACAACAGTACTTGTTCCAACATTAACACTAGCCAATGGCACTATTGTTAAAGATACTAGTGATTATTCTTTAGCAATTGGAAATTCAGCTGGTCAAACTACTCAAGGTAGTGAAGCCCTTGCAATCGGTCCTTTTGCTGGTCAAACTAATCAAGGTAATGGTGCCACAGCAATTGGCGTTATAGCTGGACGAATTAATCAAGCTACCGGTGCTACAGCAATTGGTTACGCGGCGGGTTCTGAGAATCAAGGTTTCTACGCTTTTGCTCTTGGTAATAGCGCCGGTCAAATTAATCAAGGTCAGAATGCCACAGCAATTGGTCAAAATGCTGGTAATGATACTCAAGGTCTTAATGCTACAGCAATTGGCTCTCTAGCTGGTAATTTTACTCAAGGCACTTCAGCTATAGCAATCGGCCCTTCTGCCGGTTGTTTTACTCAAGGTACTGAAGCCGTTGCAATTGGTGAAAACGCCGGTTTTATAAGCCAAGGCGGCAGTGCTATAGCAATTGGTCATATAGCTGGCAACGATACTCAAGGCACTTCAGCTGTAGCAATTGGTGATAGTGCTGGTCAAAATAACCAAGGCGCTTATGCTATTGCAATTGGTTCTTATGCTGGAGTAAATAATCAGCCAACCGGTTCGATTATATTAAACGCATCTGGTTCCACACTGGATGGAACCAACGCCGGTCTGTATATTGACCCAGTTCGTAATGATGCTACTGAAACAACTAACGCACTTTACTACAACACCACAAGCAAAGAGCTAACATACGGTCCTGCAGGCGGCGGCGGTGGCACACCTGGCGGAGCAGATACAAATGTTCAGTACAACAGTAGTGGAGCTTTTGCTGGCTCGTCCACATTTACCTACGACGGTACAACAGTACTTGTTCCGACACTAACACTAGCCAATAATGCTATTGTTGCAGACAACGTTGGTAACGGAATACTATTTGGTAAAGGAGCCGGACAAATCTCTCAAGGAGGCGGCGCTACTGCGATTGGATACAATGCTGGTTATACTAATCAAGGTCCTTCTGCTATTGCACTTGGTGCTGGTGCTGGTTATGATACTCAAGGAGTTACAGCAATTGCAATCGGCGGGGATTCTGGTTCCGTAACACAAGGCGATAATGCCGTAGCAATAGGTAATTCCGCTGGTTATAATCTTCAAGGAAGTAATGCTGTTGCTATTGGGGAGGTCGCCGGTGAACTTTCTCAAGGCGCTAGCGCTACTGCAATTGGAGCTGGAGCCGCTAATTCTAGCCAAGGTGCATCTGCGATTGCTATTGGTGATAGTGCAGGTAATCAATACCAAGGTACGTATGCGGTAGCAATTGGCTCCCAAGCCGGTTTATTTAATCAAGGTGCGTCTGCGATAGCAATTGGTCAAAATGCAGGTATTACTAGCCAACCCGCTAATTCAATTATTGTTAATGCCTCTGGTTCAACGTTAAATGGTTCCAACGCCGGTTTGTACATCAATCCAGTACGCAATGACACAGGCTCTGTAACCGACGCACTTTATTACAATACCTCAACTAACGAAATAACTTACGGTCCTGCAGGTATGGGCCCATCTGGCTACTCTGGTTACTCTGGTATTGATGGTGTTTCTGGCTACTCTGGTTACTCTGGTATTGATGGTGTTTCTGGCTACTCTGGTATCTCTGGCTACTCTGGTATCTCTGGTTACTCTGGTATTGATGGTGTTTCTGGCTACTCTGGTTACTCTGGTATTGATGGTGTTTCTGGCTACTCTGGTTACTCTGGTATTGATGGTGTTTCTGGCTACTCTGGCTACTCTGGTCGTTCAGGCTACAGCGGTTCTGGTATCTCTGGTTACTCTGGTATCTCTGGTTACTCTGGTATCTCTGGTTACTCTGGTTTATCTGGCTACTCTGGTCGTTCAGGCTACAGCGGTTCTGGTATCTCTGGCTACAGCGGTTCTGGTATCTCTGGTTACTCTGGTATCTCTGGCTACAGCGGTTCTGGTATCTCTGGTTACTCTGGTATCTCTGGCTACAGCGGTTCTGGTATCTCTGGTTACTCTGGTATCTCTGGCTACTCTGGTATCTCTGGCTACTCTGGTATCTCTGGTATCTCTGGCTACAGTGGCGCATCTGGTATCTCTGGCTACAGTGGAATCTCTGGATATAGCGGTATTTCAGGATACTCAAGCTATAGTGGTATATCTGGCTATTCTGGTATCTCTGGTTACTCGGGCTTTTCTGGAGCGCAAGGTAATTCCTCAACTTATTTCCAATACCGAGCAGATACAAGCACATTAGCAGGGTACCCAGGAGATGGTAATGTATCTTGGAACAACGCAACACAAACTAGTTCGACAACAGTTAGGGTTTCACACCTAACAACAAACAACGTAGACGTTGATGTGTATTTGGCTCTCTTACAACAAACTGAAGAATTTATTATTCAGGATCAAAATAACAGTGCCAATTATCAAACTTGGATTATTTCTGGTACACCAACAAATACAAACCCTGGGGCAACAAATAGTTACTGGACGTACCCAGTCACATTAGCTGCTTCTGGTGGTACAGGAACAACAAATATACCAAACAACCATCAAGTAATTTTAGCTGTTGTTAATGGTATTTCTGGATTTTCAGGTTTTAGTGGATTTAGTGGTATTTCTGGTTACAGCGGATATTCTGGTATATCTGGTTACAGTGGTGCATTAGGCACATCTGGCTACTCTGGTATTTCTGGCTATTCAGGATATTCTGGCATATCTGGTTACAGCGGTTTTGGCATTTCTGGATATTCAGGATACTCTGGCACTTCTGGATATTCAGGATACTCGGGTATTTCTGGCTACAGTGGCTCTGGTATTTCTGGCTACTCTGGTATCTCTGGCTACAGTGGTGCATCTGGTATATCTGGCTACAGTGGTGCATCTGGTATATCTGGCTACAGTGGTGCATCTGGTATTTCTGGCTACAGTGGATACTCTGGTATCTCTGGCTACTCTGGTATCTCTGGCTACTCTGGTATCTCTGGATACAGTGGTGCATCTGGTATCTCTGGATACAGTGGTGCATCTGGTATCTCTGGCTACAGTGGCGCGTCTGGTATCTCTGGCTACAGTGG